TAATTTGGAAACCTAAAGATAAATTTACTAGCTTTAGCAATGTACTATTTGCATTGGAAAAGGATGCTATAGAGTTTGCTAAAAAAAGTGTTAAACGAAAAATAGAATGGGATGTAGTCCTCTACAATTCAGAGAACTACAATAAGTATTGGTATAAATAATTAACCCCAATTGTAGTGTTTGTTTTGATAATCAATGTTCTGCACTTCATCACCATTGCTTTGATATGGTTTGATGTAAGTGTCCTGGACAAAGTTAATATCCTTATCCCCTAGTGCTTTTGCCAAATCTATAGCGTTAGTGTACTTGCCGGTATATGCCCAGTAAGTAGCTGTGAAATGGCGAAAGAAGTACGACTTTCTATCTATGGGTAGTTGCACCTTATTTTTAGCTAGCACCCTCTCTAAGTGGCTAATAATAGCTTCAATACATATATATTTACCTTTGCTATTAAGAAACAATATAGATTGTTTGCTAGGCAAAGAATTAACATAATCTGTCAAAACATCTTTAAGTGCAGTAGAAATAACTAAAGTTCTATTACCATTAACTGTCTTAGTATCGCCAAGTTTCTTTTTAGCTTTGACCGCTTTATCAAATCTAATCATTGGTATATTGCCTTTAAACAATAAGCTTTTTCTATCTAAGGCTCTGGCCTCACTTGGTCTGCAAGCAGTTTCAAGCAGAACCATACAGATAATTTGAATCATTTTATTACTTATACCGCTAACAATATTAGACACTCTCTCTAACGACCACTCATGAAAATCCAATGCTTTTGTAATTTTTTTGGGTGTAACAATAGTAACTAAGTAATCTTTATCTTTGCAGATATTCTTAGCTAACTTATCAGTATCTACCTGGTGCTGAATAATTAAGCTTAAAGTATTAAATATCTTCCTAGCGGTACTAGATTTAATTTGAGCTTTTAGGATCTTATTTTTTAAGTAATCTATAAACTCAAATACCTTATGCTTATCAATAGTTCTTATATCTACATTTTCAAAAAAAGGTAAAATGTGATTGATATAAAAGCTACTATATTCACCAACAGTAGAGGGTTGGATTTTATTTTCTAACTGTTTGTATTTTTGGTGCTGCATAAAAGCTATATTAGCTTCACTTAAAAATACTTGTGAGGATGATGTTTTAAATACACCAACCTCAGTTACTTTTTCTTTAGCTAGTGACTCTAATACAGATTTATTTTTATGGGATATAAACTTAACTTTACCATCTATACCCCAATAAGAATAACGCCATATTCTTTTACCATTTTTTTGTACTGGTCTAATTTGTAGTTCCATTATGCTCTCCTTTGCAATTGGTGTTGTGTGCCATGTGCTTGAACATCAGACTCAATTGAATTAATTATTTTTAATACACTCTTGATGTGTTTGCCTGTTTCTGTTCTAGGTGTTCTGCCATAAATAAAACTATCAGCTCCATAAGGTAGACTTAAATCATCTTTGTGCCAGTAAATACAATACATAGCTGATGACCACCAATGACCTCTTTTCCAATTATCTTTAGTTTTATCAGTTTCATCTGGCACATATTTTATGAAGTCTGCACCACCATAACTAACTCCATCATTTTTAGCTTTCATTCTTGGATCTGCTTTACCCTCCTCCTCAACATACAATTTCCAAAGGCTTATTTTTTTTTCTTCTATAATTTGATAAACATCTGATTTTTTCATTATGATCTCCCTCCATAATAGTTTAACTCATTTTCTTTTTGCACTTCTTCCAACTCATCAATTGGAAGTTTTGGTTGAGGTTTGCTTAGAGTTATTAATTTAAACTCATAACCAAAAATTTTATAAGTTTTACCAAAATTTAGATCACAAATTTTATTAGATAAATCTTCTCTATAATTTTTGTGTAAAGGAAAATCTAAAATAAATCTTAAATCCCAACACAGATCCATTTTGTCATAATAAGTTTTATTAGTAACAACATCTTGCTTATCTTTTATTTGAACTTTAATCATTTTTCTCTCCTATATTTATTAAGTTATAACAATGTTATACTATACCTATAACAGTATTGCAAATAATCAATTGGTGTTATTTCCCTTATTTCCCAATCATTTTGTAATGGGTATTTCCAAAGTATAGCTAGCAAGGGTATAAAAAAGGTATAGAACGCAATGATTCTATTTATATTTTGGGCATAAAAAAAAAGCCGAAAAGAATCTTGCGATTCAATTCGGCTATATATATAAGCTTTTTCTAAATGCCCTTGTAGCTCAGCTGGTAGAGCAATTGATTTGTAATCACTAATAACAATAAAATTACTCTTATTATTACTAGCAAATCTGCTACTTGGTATATTATTGGTATAGTTCACAATTGTTAGTTTTTATCTTTTCTCAGAATCAATACTATAACATCATTAATTCAGAGTCCAATTATACCTATACCAATTGATTCTGTACCCACCCTTTCCCACTAGCTAAAGCTAGAACTATACCTACTTAATAAGTAGATATTCCTATTCGGTAATTACATTTGTTCTTCTAATAATTTTTTCATAGCATTTAATGAAGAAATATTTTTAGGTAGAGATTTGTTTAAAAACTCTAACTCTTTTTCACTAGCTGCAACTCCAGTTATTTTTTTTCTGTATTCATTAAAAACTTTTGTAGCTTCTTTGTTAAACTTATCTTTATCTTCCTCATTCATAGATTTAAAGTTTTGTTTTAAAAATTTACTTGCCATTTTTTACCTCTTTTTACTTTTTGTTTTTTTAGCTGTCTTTGCAGCTTTCTTAAAATTAGCAGCAGTTGGAGCTCCTTTAGAACCTACTTTTCTCATTCGTTCACCGCTACCAGCTTTAATTCTTTTACGCTTTGCATGAATGTTTGCGTATAATCCTTTTTTTGCCATAGTTTATTTTTCCTTATTTAATTGTTTGTTATGGTCATCTTTCTTCATACAAAGATAATGAGCATGACCCTCTGGGTAAAAACTTACAAATGAATCTGTATTAACAATATTGTCTGAGCAATACCTACACTTACCAACATCAGTTAAGATGTTAGTTTTCTTCCATAATTTTTTTGACACTTAGCAGTTCCATTTTCTAAGAGCTTTGTTAATTCTTGAATTAGGATCTCTAGCAGTCTTGGCAGATGTAAGTCTTTTCTTCATACCTAACATCCTTGCACAAAATGATTTACGTCTGTTAGCTGCCTTACTACCTTTTTTTAATTTACTTGGTTTAGTAGTAACTGGTGCTTTTAGATTGCCACCAGTAGCTCTATTATAGCTAGCTCTACCTTTTGCATTAAGTCCACCAGATTTAGATTTGCCAGCTTTACGCTGCCATGATGGAGTTGCCATTAGACCTCCTTAACAGTTTTGCATTGAAACTGTACATACAACTTATATTTATTTGTTTTTTGCATACCTACATCTTCTGTATAAGTCTGTGCTTTGTTATAGCCGGCCATCATACAATCGTACCAGGTGCTGTGTTGTGATGCTGTTTGTGGTGGTAAGCAATTTTGTTCTAAGGCAGAGCAAAATATCACCACTAAGATAAATTTCATTCATTGTCTTTCTTATTAATTTTATGTAGTTGATCTTCTAACTCTGTTATTTTTTTATTAGCTTGATCTAAGTCTTGTTGTGAATGTTCAAGTTTCTGTAAGCATCTTTTATTAGCAGAGTCCTTAGACTTACCAGCATCTTGTAGCTCAGCTACTTCTTGCTTTAAGATACGAACTTGTTCTTTATATTCGTTAATCAAATCTAGGTTGTCAGACATTTATTATTTTTTGCCTACACCTCTGTTTTGAAATATCTGTGTTCCTTTAATTCCATATATTGAAGCAACTACAAGAATCCAGAGATTTACAAACCATTGGGGAAAATTGTTAAAATGTTCAAAAAATAAATTAATCTTATCCATAGAAGATTCATCACCAAACCAAACTCCATACGCTAAAACTAGAATTGGCAAAGTTAGTATGGCAAGAACTACCTCATCTTTGTAATCATTTTGCCTGGCTTCTAAAAGTTTGCCAGAGTATTCAAGCTGTCCTTGTGCCATCTTAGAGGCATGATTAGCTTGAGCATCTGCCATTAGCATTTTAGTTTCTTGTTTCTTTTTATAGATATGAGTACCAGCGTTTAAAGCTAGTTTAATTGCACTTAACCACATTAGACCTCCTTTGCTGCTCTCATTTTACCGGCAAGCTTACCAGCTCTAGCTGGAGTTTGTTTTGCCCATAAACTCTCAAGCATTTGGAAACTAGCTTCACCATAATCTTTAGTGTCTAGTGCTTTCCACATATTCTTAAATTTAGATACGCCACCCTCACCTATTTGGTACACCATGTTAATAATAACTTCTTTAGCTGTGTTATTAATTGGTCTATCACCTATAAGTCTTTCAGCAGCTTCTAGTGTTCTTTGGAAATCTCTTTCAAATACAAGCTCACCCTCTTGTTTAGTGTATTGAATACCATGTTCATAATCATCATCAGGTGTTATTTTGTGTCCATAAAAAATAGTATCAAAACCCTCTGAGCATTGGTAAATCTTATTTACATAACCCTCACAAAGCTTAATTTCTTCTTTTACTTCTTCGTACATTAGTTTTCCTTGTTAGATTTGTTGTGAATACAATTCGGTAGTACCAAACCTTAGAATAGATTTTTCGGCAAAAGCACTCTATTGCTAAAAGAATTTTTTCTATAACTGTCATAATCTTCTCCTAGCATTTACAACCCTCACAGTTACAAAGTTCCTGGTCAAATTTATTTATGTGTAAATCATCTTTGCAATGACAATTGCATTTACAATTCTTACATTTCTTTTTTTTTCTTTTTTTAGGTTTTGGAAATATTATTTTATCTAAGTGATCCGCAAAAGAATCTAAATAACCAAATAATTTATAAATAATTTTATCTAACATTTTATTCTAAAATAAGTTTTTTAATTGAATAAGAGCCATCAATGTTTTTTTCTAGCTCTGCTTTTGATTTGATACATCTGTATTCAACATTAGTTCCAGTATTGCTACGATTTGCTTTTCGCTTACCAGATAGGCAAGTGCTTAAATCTGGTTGTAATCTTGCTTCATTAATTTCATTATTAACTAGCATTAATAAAGCTATAACTATCTGCTCCATTAATGATCTCCATTAGCTCTAACTTTATCTTTTATGATTTCTAATTGTTCTTTAATTTTCTCTATATCACTCATGGCGTATTTAATATTTACATTGTTGTTTCTCATGAGTTCCATTTCTTTTTGCACAGACTCTAGTTGTGAAGCTATATGTTCTAGCAACATAAATTGCTCTTGATCAGTAGGTAATTGTTCTGATTTTTTTAACAGATCAGCTTGAAATAATTCTCTACTTGTTTCAAGTGAGCCAATCCTATTTTCTAATTCAAAAAAACTTACTGTTGCAATTACTGCACCAGCTACAATCATTAAAAGATTCTTTGCTGGTAATTGTATTCCTGTATCTTCTGATAGTTTAAAATTTTTCATTTTAAAAATTCTTCAATTTTTTTACCAGCTGGTGTAAATGTTAATGCGAAACTAAGCGATGATGCAACCAATGCTGTAATAGCTGCTTCTGTCCACCAATAACCATAGTGTGTATCATGGGTGATTAGATCGCCAATAAAACAACCTATAAACATAAATATAGGAAGTTTATATTTAAACTGTAATTTTATTAATGACATCAGTACAACAATTATGCCTGTAAGCGTTCCTGTTTTAGAAGCTACTATTGCATGACCTATGTTTAATACTGACAAATCTCCTCTAACCATACAAAGCATACAAGCTATCCAGGCTAAAGAAAATTTATTTACAAATAATTTAATTTTGTTCGTTACCATGATCTACCATCACAATTTTTATTCCTAATTTCTTTTGCTTAGCAGATGGTGTACGCCAAATTTTTCTGCGGTAGGATTTTACGTTCTTGCGATATGTATTAGTTTTAATGTCAAGCAATTTGACTTTGCCATCAGGCGAAACTGTTACTAAATCAAATGGACATTGTGGATCACAAGCTTTGGCCACCCAATAACCTTGTTTAGTCAAATTAACTATTTCTTGGTACTCACCAATTGTGCCTTTGATATTTGTTGTTAGCTTAGTAGATTTACTACTAGGCTTATCAAGGAACTTAGGCTTACTAGACCTACTGCCCATAAAAGTTTATAAACATTGTCCACCTTAATATCTAAGTGAGCTAAATGATTATCCTTTATTACTGAAATCTTGTTGTGAATTAGTTTGATCTCACCTTGTAACTTTATAATTTGCTCTGTGTTTTTTTGTGATTGTGTCGGCATTATTCTAACTCATCAGTTCCAATAGTTAAAGCTCTTATCAAACTTACAGCTTTGTTTTTGTTTTTCCAATTTTGAGCTAAATCTATAAAAGCATTAATACCATCTTTACTAACAAGAGCTTCTGCAATTTCTTGTGATGATTTACTATATGCTCTTTCGCCAAACCATTTTTTAATACCAGTTAATGCAAAACCCTCTATGACATCAAATGGTGTTTTACTTAATTGTTCTTTAGCACCTATGTTTGTAGCAGTTGTAGAACCTACTTTACCACCAGCTCCACTAGCTTTTAAAACATTAGCAAAAGAAGTTACTGCTTTTTGAACATCAGATTTTTTAACATTTTTATTTGTTGTCAAAGCTAACTGATACATAACCTCAGTAAAGTTTTCTTTGTTTCTAGGTGTTTTTAAAATTGCATTATAAAAATTGTTACCAGTATTTAAACCTCTATTCATATTATCAATAGCAGCTTTATTGAAAGCATTGTTAAAGAAATCACTTGCTATATTTTCCCAAGCACCCTCAACACCACTTTTATTAACTGCTGTTGCTAATTTTTCTATATCAGCTGATCTAACATTTGGTGATGTAATATATTTATAAATATTTGC